GACCATTCCCCATCCAGTTATACTCTTCGCCGTCCATAGTGTCACCGTGAGTGGCAGTAACAAAACTAACGTGATTCGAGCTAACAGGGCCGCCTGTGTAGACTGCAACCGTACCGGGTTTTGGTCTGCTTAAGTGTGGTACTCGTGCAGCGCCCCACTGATTGCCATTTCCAAGGTGGCTAAACAATCCAGGATTAACGCCTAAATTTGCCAAACGAGAAGCAACAAAAGATACACACTCTCTGAAGAAGTAACCCCACGGGTCGGCTCCTGCGTCTTTAGCACGGTCTTTAAAACGGTAGTCATCACCTTTTGCGCCAATAGCAACACTAGAGCCTGCTTCTTCCATAGCCTCTTTAGCCATGGTCCACATAGTAGACCAGTGTTTTTCTCCGGGGTCGAAGACTTTCTTGACCATGCCATTAATAATAGTTGAGAAGCTTCCGGCTAAGCCTTTAACCGACTTAGGAATTTCTTTATCAATCCCTGAACCAGAGCTAGCCTTCTCGATAAACTCTTTAGCTTTCTTCTTGGCTTCGCTGTCTTCGTCTTGTTTGATGGTTTTGCCAAACCACGGATAAGAGCCGTGTTTGATTGTTTCAACCAAACTAGGGAAGAAGCCAGTACCGCTTGCGTATGGCATGGCTTGACCAAACAGTTCCGCCGTCTCTTTAGCGTTCAGGACTTCCGTTCCTGCCGGCAAGATGGTCTTAAAGTTGCGTTCTTTTGGCACAAACGCTTGTCCGTTTGGCATGATAACCAGCTCGCGGTTGTCTGTCTCTGGACTATCATTGCCGTCATTGAGCATTGCGTATGTAGGCTTATCAATTGGTCGCCTGAAATTACTGAAGAAACCAGTACCTGAAGCGAATTTAGCAGGACCAATAGTTTTGATTGCGTTTTTGCTTCCGCCAAAACTGCTAATCAAGCTGTTGATTGAGTTAACGCCTTGATTGAGTACATCAATCATGCTGTTAATTCCACGACCTGTAGAGTTCTTCATACTCTTCCAAAAGTTAGAATAGTTAGAAGAAACGTTATCGAAAGTAGACTTGAAATTGCTCTTAATTCGACTGTTGCTATCGAAAATAGCATTCTTAATCGTCTTCCCAAAAATGCCATCAGTGCTTGATTGCATGTTTCGTAAGCGATTGACTACATGATTAGCTATTCTGTTCCAAGTTGCTTCAAAGTCTTTCTGAATACGATTTAGCAGGCTGTCAGTAGTCTTCTGAAGTCTGCTAGTGTTCTTCTCAAGCGTCTTATACCACTTACCGCCTGAGTTAACCAACTTTTGGATTTTGGAAACGCTGGCTTTTGTTTGCTTAAACGCTCCGTCTGTTTTGCTTTTTGCATTCTTGGCAAATGCGTCAAAAATTTTCTTATAATTCTTATCGAATGATTTCAGCTGTCTATCGACGGCTTTCATCACTTTGTTTATTGCACGTTGACCAGCTTTAACTTGTTTCTCTGCGTTTTTAAATGCCTTCTGCGCATTTTTGGGTAAGTCTGCAAAAGTCTTTTTGCTTGATTTTTGCAAAGTCTGCAATTGCTTTTGCGTGTTCTTAATCATCTTCTGGATGTCTTTTTGCGTTTGTTTAGACATTTTAGAAGTTTGCTTTTTAGCTTCTTTTTGTGACCCGCCAAAAGCTTTTGAAACAAGCTTTTGCATTCCAGCAAAGCCTTTGCCAACTGTTTTGCCGACACCGCCAGCAAATTTCCCAACACCTTTTAACGCACTGCCGACGAAGCCGCCTATTGACTTGCCGGCTTTAGCGGCCATGCTTGCAGCGCCTTTAATAACTCCGCCTGTAAATTTACCAAAAGCACCTAGTGCTTTGCCTGCACCTGTAATTAATCCGCCTAGTCCCTTCTTGTTGAAGCCGTCCAGCGCAGAGAGCGCGATTTTAAACGGCAAAGCAACTAAAGCGCCAATTAGTTTGAGAGGTGCAAATGCCACTTGTAGTGTCTTGTTGATTACACCCGTTTTTTTGTTAAACTCTACAACTGATGAGATAGCTCCGCCGATTGCTTTTCCGACATTGACGGCAAAATCAATTACCGGCTTGAAAAACTCATACATGCCTTTAGCCGTCTTGTTGACCCAGTTTCTGAATGCTTTATTTTTTGTGTATAAAACAGTTAGGGCCGTACCAACAGCAATTATCGCAGCTGCCGTCAAGACAAAGGGGTTTGCTTCCATCGCTAAGTTTAGTGCTTTTTGCGCTCCAGCTAAAACTTTTGCTTTTAACGCAGTTTTTTCCATCACACCAGAGATGAGTTCATATCCCTTAATAGCTGTACCGATACCAGCAATGGCTTTCTTACCAATAAAATAAACAGCTAGTACCTTGCCAACGGCCTGCAGAGCCTCTTTATGTTTACTGATGTTCTGTAGCGCGTCGCCAAAACCTGTAATTTTGCTTTTATCACCGCTAAAAGCTTTAAAGACACTGGCTATACTCTTGGCTATGCCGGTAAATACACTTGCAAAACCTTTTCCAACCTCAAATAAGATTGATAAGCTTGCTGGAATAGCTTTAGTTAATTGCCCAAAGAAATTGATAATTTTGGGCATGTTCTTAGCAATTGTCTGCGCTACATCCTCAATCTTTGCGTCGATAATGTCTAGCATACGAGTAGCAGCGTTCTCATTCTGCTTGCTATCGCCAAGATTAAACGCCTTGAGACCTGCAGTTAAAACTGTATTAAACGCGTCACTTGCTTTCTTACCAGAACGCTTAAACCGTGCTTCAATCAGCGGGTCCGAAACCCAGTCACCCAAAGCTTTCAGAGCAGGGGTTTTCATTTCCATGAACGGAGACACAAAAGCTGAAGTTATCGCAGGAACACGGCTTCTAATTACACGTTCAAGCCCTGGAAGAGTTTGAGCAAAATTCTCAGTAGCGTTCTTGTACTTATCTGCCATTCTGTAGAGGGCTTTTTCAGCCATTTCACTGGTAATTTTACCCTCTGACTGCATTTTTGTGTACTCTTCAGTCGTAAGCTTAGAGCCCTTAGTCATTTCACCCGCAACTTCCATTATCGCAGGCTTCATTTTAGGAAACGTGTTGATAATGGACAGCATGTCTTGACCTTGGACCTTGCCATTAGCGAGCATTTGCGACCATTGAGTACCAAAATTCTCTACCGCTTCGTCAGTTTGCCCAAACGCGTCTTGCAGAGTCAAAATAGCTTTTGTTGTCTTCTTAGCTTGGTCTGCATTCTCGCCGATAGCATAGATTTTCTGGTTTAGCTTGTCGACCATCTCAAGGCTATTCTGTGCTTGGGTTGCCATATCGGTTATGGCTTTAGTCATGGCTTTGCCTTTGTCTGCATTACCAGTCAAAGTGAGCCATGTAGCATTCATGGTTTGTTGATATTTTACATAGTCAACCGTTTCGTCTTTGATTTTGCCAAGAGCACCGCTGACCAGATTAAGCCCGCTTGTGAAAGCGCTAGAAATTACGTTTCCTGCAAAAGTACCGAGGAAAGAGCCTTTCAAAACACTTGAGCGGTCGCTAGACTCTTTGAGCTTATTGGATATTCCGATAATCCCATTTTTGAGATTAGTTAAGGAATACGGTTTAAGTTCTTTGAGCTCTCTATCAAAACTTTTAGTTGCCGATTTTGCTTTAGCAAGACTCTCTGCTGTTTGATTAACGCGCTTAGCTTGTGTTCTGTATTCGCTTGAGGCCTTGCCTAAAGAGTTTTCAAGCTCTTTCAGCTCTTTCTCTTGCTTTTGATATTGCTCTGTGAGGTTGTTGACATTAGCACGCGATTGTCTCAGCTTCTCTGTGGCTGATTGGCGCGCTTTGCCTTCTGCTTCTAAGCGTCTCACTAAACTTTGTGAGAGCTGGTTTTGCTCCTTATACTCTTTTTGCAAAGTAGCAAGACCTGACTTTTGATAATCAAGGGCTTGTTTAGCCTTTGTTTGCTCTTGAGTCATGCGCGCTAGTTGCGTTTCAGCAGTGTTGATTTGCTTTTCGTATTTGAGGTAAGCTTCCGCGCCTTTTTGCGTACTGTCAGTAACTTCTGACTGTTTATGCTTCAGTGTCTCAATCTTGTTTTTTTGCGCTTCAATTTGCCGACCTAGACCCTCGTAGCGAGTTCTAGAAGCTTCTAGCTTATCTCCGGATTGTTCAAGCGCTCTTTCTTGCGCCTTCCATTCGCTGGACAATCCGTTGACAATGCTAGTTAAACTCTTAATACTTTGAGAGGCTTCTAGCGTGTCAATCGCTATTTTCGTTGACATTAAGCTTTGTATTGCCATATTATCAGACTTTCTAATGTAATTTTAATGCTGAGAGGAGCATTCTGAGCGCGTTTCAGACTCTGGTATAGGCGATTATGCGTTGAATTTCCCTCTCAGACGTCTTTATTTGCTTATTAAAAAGCTAGTTTTTGCACTAGCTCTGTAATAAGCAAGCAAAAGCTCGCTAAATAATTATTGGTGTGCGTTTTCGCCTGCGCCCGGTTGAGCTGGGATAGGAGTTGCTCCGCCGCCTTGAGGTGCTCCGCCCGCTTTTTTAGCAGGGTCTCCGGTAGTTACACCAAAAGTATGGTTAAAAACTTTGTCACTGTCAAAATTATTAGAACCTTCAAAGAATTTTTTGATGCCTTTTTTAAAGATGTCATTACCGTTGGCGGCCCAAACAAAGTTATCATCTGCACGAGTTTTGGCAGTATTAGTGTTGGTACCCATATTCTTAGACGTTTCTTGCATAACACCAGAATTTCCTGCAAAGAAAACTGCTTTATTTTTCTTTGGTTCTGCGCTTTGAACAAGTACAGCGATGTCAGGTTTAACCTCTTGAAGTTCATATGCGCCTTCTGCGTTTTCAACATAGCCTAAAATAGCTTGAGAATACTCAAAAGGAAGGTCGTTGAAGTTGAAACTGATTTGCGGTGCTGATGGATTAGTTGCCGAATGTACAACCATGTTGTTCCCATCAATGCGTTCAATAGAACCTTCTAAGTTAGTTAGATTGGCAGTCTTAGTACCCCACATTTCAGAGGTGATTTCCAAAATGCCTGAGTCAGTCAGACCACCGTTTGCTTTTGTTTTTGCCTTGTGTGTTTCAGGGTCCATAATGGCCACATAAACACGTTCGAGACCTACAGTTGCCATGTATCATTTCCTCTTTTCTATT